ACAGGTCAGGCGCGTGTATAAAGCGTATATCTAGGTAAGTGCATGGATATTAAAGAAAAAGCCAGTCAAGCATCTATAATTCTGGCAAATCCTGTATTTCAAGAAATATGGGAGCGGTTGGAAAAAGATATAATTAGCGAATGGCAGATTTCTGAACATACGCACGAGCGAGAACAACATTGGCACAGAATTAACGCTCTCAGTTCCGTCAAGGAAGACTTAGAAGCGTTGATAGATAGTGCCAAGATTGAAGAAAAAGGAGATACTCAGTTATGAGCGATGGTCAGACCAATCCGGCAACGGAAGTCGAAACACCAAAGTCACAGTTGAATATGTTTGATGTCATGTTTGGAAGTGAAACTGGAAAAGACACTAATCCAGAGCAAACATCAGAACCTGCTCAACCAGAAACGGAAGAAGTCGAAGCAGTAGCAGAGGCGGAAGCGGAAGCGCAAGCGGAACCTGAAGCTGAAGCTGAGGCTGAAGAACTTCCAGCAGAGGTTGAGGAGCAGTATGAGGTAGAAGAAGTCGAAGCGACTGAAGAAACCAAAGAGCCTTCCTACCGAGTAAAAGTTGGTGGGGAAGAGTTTGAGGTCACTCTTGACGAGCTTCGGAACGGATACCAGCGGCAATCGGATTATACCCGCAAGTCGCAATCTCTTGCAGAACAGAGGAAAACCTTTGACGCAAACTTGCAAGCTGTACAGGCGGAACGTGAACAGTACGGAAAGGTTTTGGAGAATATTTCGCAGTTCCAAAACGTGGAAGTAGCAAAGCTGAACCAGACAGATTGGGCAGCTTTGAAAGAGAGCGATCCGATGGAATATATGGAGAAGCGTATAGAACTTCAGGAGGCTAGGGAAAAGTCTAATCAGCTTCAGGCTGAACAACAGAGACTAGCCCAGCAAAACCAGAAGGACTACGAGGTAAAGCTAACAGAAGTGTTGCAGCACGAAGCTGCTGAACTTCAGAAGGTTTTACCAGAGTACGGAAATCCTAAATCTGATATGAAACAGCGATTGAGAAACTTTGCCTTGGGGCAGGGCTTTTCAGAGCAGGATATAAGTTCAATAACCGATCACCGCGTGGTTATGGTGTTGCACAAAGCAATGCTACAAGATGAAGCGCAGAACGGTACTGTTCGTAAAATTGCTAAGAAGGTTCCTAAAGTTGTAAAAGCAGGAACTCCTGAGAGTAAGGCGCAGCGAGGGCAGCGTAGCTTAAAGGATAAGCGAGAGAGATTGCGGAAGACGGGTCATCCTAGAGATGCTGCGGATGTTTTTATGGATTTGATCTCTTAGAAAGGATAGCCAATTATGGCACAACCCACTGGAATTTATGTTACATACACCGCTAGGGGTCTTAGAGAAGACCTGGAGAATGTAATATACAACATCTCTCCTACAGAAACCCCGTTTATGACGATGGGTGGTAGGACTGATGCTATTGCGGTTAATCACGAGTGGCAGACCGATTCTCTAGCTGCTGCTGTTGCTACTAACTATAACGAGGAAGGCGCGACGCTTACTGCTGCAACACCTTCCGCCACTACTCGACTTGGCAATATTTGTCAGATCAGTTTGAAAACTACGCTAGTTTCTGGCACTCTTGATGCTGTAAGTGCAGCTGGTCGGAGAGAAGAGCTAGCTTACCAGATGTCTAAACGTGCTGCTGAGTTAAAGCGCGATATGGAAACTTCTCTGGTAGGCGAGAATAGTGGCAAAACTGCTATGGCCGCTATTAGTACTGTGCGTAAATTTGGAAGTCTCCCTGCGTGGGTTTCTACCAATGTAAGCCAGACTGGTTCGGGTGCTGGCGCAGGCGCTGGGCGTACCGATGGTTCTACGCGAGCCTTTACCGAAACTCTACTGAAGGCTGTGATCCTACTTTGTTATCAGGCGGGTGCGAATACTAAGTACCTGATGATGAAGCCAAGCCAGAAGTCTACGTTCTCTAGCTTTGTAGGCGTAGGCGGAGCAAGTGGTGTTTCCAACTGGACCGATACTGCTGATGGTCGTATTATCGGTGGTATGGACATTTACGTGTCCGACTTTGGTGAAATGGCTGTAGTTCCTAACCGTTTCCAACGGGCTAGGGATGTATGGCTTATCGATCCTGAGTATTACAAACTCGCTTACTTGCGTCCGTTCACGCAGAGGGAAGTCGCTAGTACTTCTGACGGCGAACAACGTGCTATCATCGTTGAGTACACCTTACAGGTGGACAACGAGCTAGCGCTAGGCGCAGTCTACGATCTTGCCTAGATCGCGTTAGATCAATAGGGAGGGGTCTAAGTAGGCTCCTCCCACATTGAGAGGATGGAATAGTGAAAGACCCAATCAAACGTGAATTTAGCTATGATCACACAGAAGACAAGGGCATAATCCACTCTGTACAAGATGTGGAACCTCTCTTGGATTTAAACAAGAAAGAAGCCACTGGCGATTCCATGTACGGTACAGGTAAGGGAGTGCTAGGTCTGCGTAAGGTAGCCAGTATTCCTCTAATTATCATAGAGAAGTGGAAGACTGAGCTAGGTATTGATGTGATGAACAAGGATCATATGCCTAAAATTAAACAACTCTTAAACGATCCAGAGTATCGCTTTCTGCGAACTGGTGGAGGCACTATCTAATGGCTCTATCCACGTTTTCAGATTTGAAAACAAGTGTGGCAAACTACTTGAATCGCACTGATTTAACAACTGTCATACCAGACTTCATACTACTGACTGAAAACAGGTTAAACCGTGACTTGAGAGTTCGCACTAATTTAGCACGAGCTGAGACTACTACTACAGCCAGCACTGCTTTCTATAACTTACCAACTGATCTGATAGAGCTTAGAAACATAACCTATGATACGACCAACCGGAGCTACGCGCTGGAGTATCTATCTCCAGAATCTCTAAGTAGGGAGTACGGAGTTTACACAAGCGGGATGCCTAGAGCTTACACTAATCTGGGAAAGAATATTAAGCTTAGCCCAACTCCTGACGCTGCTTATACAATAAATATAAATTACTTTCAGAAGCTGGTTGCTCTCTCTGATTCCAATACAACTAATAATATTTTGACAGAGTTTCCCGAACTATACCTATTCTCCTCTTGCTTGGAAGGAGCGGTATACTTAAATGATACAGAGCAAACGCAGCGCTTTGCAGCTCTCTACCAAAAAGTCGTGGACTCTGTGCGGCTGAACGAGGATAAAGCTCGCTACGGCGGAACTGTTATGACAACCACTGTCCAAGGTGATCCGGGTAGCTTGGTCCGTAGGGGAGCTTACGGCTAATGCCTGCAACAAACTGGGTACTTGACGAATTTGATCTGGTACAAGAAAGTGGCGGAAATATTCTCCATCAAGATGGCGATTACATCTGTTTACAAGAATTTGATTCTACAACTTGGCCGGAAATAACAACTGTAGGTTCAGGGTAAATGCCTAAACAGTTATTCGATATAAACGGAACGCAGACGGGTTTCTCGTACAACAGGGATTTGTCTCCGTACGATATGCCGCCCACGTTCTTCAACGATGTTACCAACGCTCGCTTTGTGGATAAACAAGCCTCGACCATAACTGGTCACTCGCAAGTTCTGGGTACTCCTACTGTTGCTCCTTATTGGGCTATAGAATGGGTAAAGGCTGGCACATCGTTGTGGATATACGGCGGCTTAACAACGCTTTACAAGATTACAGGTACAACTCACGCAGCCGTGACACGTTCTAGCGGTGCGTATACTACTATTGCCAGCACTGAAAATAACTGGCAAGGCGCTATATTAGGCGGTGTACTGGTTGTAAATAACGGTATAGATATTCCACAGAGTTTTCTTCAAACAGGTTCGCTCTTCACAGACTTACCTGACTGGCCTTCCACTCTGCGCTGCAAAACAATAGTCCCGTTTAAGAACCACTTAGTAGCTATAAACTTGACTGACAGTGGCACAGCTAAACCCTATTCTCTCAGGTGGAGCGATGCTATACCGGAGGGGGCTGCTACAAATGGGTCTAATACTTGGGTAACCAGTAGTACTGCTTCAGACGCAGCGGATGCAACTCTAGGTGGTACTAAGGGTCACTTGCTAAACGCTGTACAGCTAGGTAACGAGCTTATCGTCTATAAAGAAGATAGTGTTTACAGCTTAAACTACGTGGGAGGTTCCTTTACCTTCAACATAAGAGAGAAGTTTAAGGATACAGGACTGTTTGCCAGAGATGCTGTAGTTGACCTAGGCGATGGTAGGCACGTTCTTATGAGTACCAATGATGTAGTAGCTCATAACGGAGTAAAGTTAGAGAGTGTAATAGACGATCAGATGAGAACATTCCTGTTCTCTCAGATTGACACTACCTATTACTATAGGACATTTCTAGCTCATAACAAGATAGAGAACGAAGTATGGATATGCTACCCGAAGACGGGGGCTACCAATGGTTTCCCTGATAGAGCACTTATCTGGAACTACCGAGATAACACATGGACGCTGAGGGAGCTTCCTAATTGCCAGTTTATTGCAAAAGGATTAGTCAACCCAGCATTGGCAAATACTTGGACTGCCTCGACTAATACCTGGAACGACTCAACACTAAATTGGGCGCAGCAGGAATACAACCCAGCTATAGATTCCTTACTTATATGCGGCACCAACGCTACTAAGCTATTCCTGGCTGACTCAGGAACTACATTTGACGGTACTAGCTTTACAACTACCTTGGAACGCACCGGCTTACACGCCGGAGAGACAAATATGGTCAAGTCTGTTACAAGTATGTACCCCAGAATTGAGGGTACCGGGACAGTGCAGATAAGTGTAGGAGGGGAAAACGAACCGTTTTCAGGAGTTACTTATAGTGGCCCCTTCACTTACACCATAGGCACAGACCATAAGGTGGATTGCAGAGTGAGAGGGCGGTACATAGCTGTCAAGTTTGAAACAGATACAGATACTACATTTAAACTATCGGGATATTCGCTAGAAACAGAGACAGTATCTACCCGATGAGTAGAGAATACCTACGTTTTGACCCTGCACCAGTACCTACCAATGCGGAGGAATTACCAACTTATCTTTCTAATACTCTGTTGGAAATCAGAGCAGCGCTAGAAGTCGTACGAAACGGGCATCTGGATGTCGTCTACGCAGAACCAGACAAGCCCTATCAAGGAGACATTAGATATGCTGATGGGACAATCATGGGTTAAGCTATAGAAGGGTAAATCCTAACCATGCTAACTTTAAGAACATAGTAGCTCAATGTTGGGACTATATAGATTCCGGGGTTTCCAGAGGTGGTAGTAAGGAACTTATAAGTACAGAGTATATTGTTCAGAAGGTTTTAAGCGGTGATTCTGATTTGTGGTTATCGGTAGACGCGGAGGGTGATACGGTAGGGTGCTTTGTAATAGGGTCAGCACCTTACCCGGAGAAGACAGGCATATTTGCCGAAACCATAGGCGGTAAATTCGATTTTAAATTTATAACACCTGTGGTGGAAAAGTTCTATAAGAAGTGTGGGTACAAGTTTTTCGAGATGACAGGGCGCAAAGGCTGGGAGCGGGTGATGAAACCGCTCGGCTGGTAGTAGCGAGGTTAACCCTTACGCGCCAACTATCCCATTCATTGATAGGTTGCTCCCTCAAGTAGAATCAGAGTTTGGGGCCACACCGGATTTATTCAGGCAGTCGTTCATACCTCCAGATTCTCCAGAGACACTTGCAGCAAGAGCTGCTTACGGTGGTCTGGCCTCTGGCGTATTTCCGCAATTAGCAGAGGGTATGGGTAGTCTCTACCAGAATAGATTAACCTCTGCCTTGGCTGATCCTACCCAAGACCCTATTTATCAGGCCGAAGTAGGAACATTGTCAGATCAGGCTAGGCTATTGACCGAGCGAGACAAGGCACTAGCTCAGCAGCAAGCGATAGGAGCCGGTCAGTTTGGTCTTGGCGATACAGCATTGGCAGAGTTGCAAACACTGCAAGAGCAGAAACGCGCAGAGACTACGCAGCGACAGCTGGCAGCAGCTCTGCAACAGGCTGAAGCTCGTAGAGTACAGGCCATGCAGGAAACTCCGGGTTTCGCTCAGCAGGTGGGTGCATCAGCATTAACACCAGCTGCTCTGACAGAAACTATTGGCAAAGATATAGAAACTAGACAACTTGCCAGATTACAAGATCAAGCTAGGTTGCAGCAGCAGGAGCAGGAAGCTCGCAGGTTACAGCTGATAACACAGGCAAATCTGATCAGCAGTTTGGCAGGTCTGGGTACGCAGACGGCTTATCAAGGAACAACCACTGGTACGCAGGGTCAGGCTTTTGCCGGTCCTAGCACGTTCCAACAGGTAGGTTCATTGCTAGGACAAGCAGCTGGTCCTGGTGGTCCGTTCGGGCCAGCATAATGAGGACTTAGTAATGTCAGGAATTAGCAAGAGTGAGCGAGAAGCGCTAGCCCAAAGGGATGATGCTGCACAGGCGGCTTACTACCGCAATCTGAGTGTCAGACCACAGGGGGTTTCTCCTTATCCGACACTAGGGTCAGCACCTGGAACTTATGACCCTGGTATGGATTACCCCTTCGGATTTGACCCAGAGGGGTATACAGGTGAGCCGCTCCTAGGGCCAGAACCTGAAGAACCGAAGGAAGAGAGACTTCCGGGTGGTGAACTAGAACCACCGCAAAGTACAGACTTGTTTCGTCTGACAGCCCCTGGAGACCCTAGAGCGCGTGGAACTGGGTATAGAAATATAACCGCTCCTTCACAATGGCAGAGAGATGAAAGATACGTAGGTGGTTCAGAATTTGGGAAATCATCTCTTGAATCGTTTACAGGTCTGTTGACTAAGGCAATGACAGGGTATAGCCCCAAAATAGGAAGACAAAACATATCCCGTTTTGCACGAGTCAAACAATACCCATCCCTTTTCGATTACGTTTAGAGAGTAGTAGAAATGGCTGATACATTAAGATATGTTTTGGACGAAAAGAACAAAAGAAACAGACGAGTTGGTGACTATGCGTTATATGGTGAAGATGAAAGGCGACGACTCCTAGAGGAGATGGCGGCAATGGGTGGACCTCCTGATAGGAATTATGTTCGGCGGAGACAAGGGCTGGACCTTACTGGCAACAGAAATATGTCTATTGAAGATGCTCCTGAAGTACAAGGACGTTCTTTACGCAATATTATAAGCGACTACATCCCTAGTCTTAATATATCTACTGCCGAAGCTGCTCCAAACGTATTTCTCCCAAATCAGCCTGACGATGTAAACCCGCCAGGAACTATGCTTTCCAGAGGTGTGGATACCCTACTGTCGTTGCTTAAGCCAACATTCCCACCACCTCCGGGTGGACAAGCAGTTATAGAACCGGAAGGAGTAGAACCTCCACCGTCAGGAAATACTAGACAGTCAAATTCTAATATAAGTACAGAGCTAGCATTGCAGCAAGGATCAAATATAGCTTACCAGAGAGAAAATATATTAGCCGAACAAGCGGACGCCAAGGTTGCTGCCCTTGAAGGTGCGGAAGGCGATGATTTTCTCCTAGGTGGTGCCATATTAGATTTCCTACACAGACCTAAAATACAGGATATGCTTGGCGTTATGCAAGAGCCTAAGTTTATACAAGGTAACTTTGCCTACTCCGGCTTGGGGAACATAGCTGGCCCATATGCTGAAGCTCAAGCCGTTAGAAGAAAGTCTCAGTACGAAGCAGAACAAGCCAGATTGGAGAGGGAATATAAAACTGAAGACCTTGCAGCTAGGAGAGAGGCGAGGAACTTGCGGAAGACCCACTTCCAAAACCACCTACCATAAACAAAACTACTATAGACGCTATGGAGGATGTAATAGCATCGTTAGAAAGTAATGGTGTGGTAGATATTGATGATCTTACTGGTGTGGGCGGTACTGGAATTTTTGGGCAGAGGGAATCAACTGTACGACAAGCCATAGCTCTTAGAGCCTTAGAAATCCAAAAGAACAGCCCTGAAACATCATCTATTAATGCTATTATACAAGCTATAGCTAATCTAAGAGGAGAAGCATCAGCAAACGGAGTTACTCCTTCCGTACCAAATGGTAGTATTAGCGGTGCTACTAAAGGAAATTTAAATATAAGCGGCGATGCTCCAGCGATAGTCAATTAAATGGCTGAAACCCAAACCATAACTCTGGCAGACCTTAGAGCTAATCCTGCTCTTACTGCGGCCAATCTTGAACCGGGAGATACCTACACAGTAGGAGAAGACGGTAAGTTTAACGTAACTCGTGTCTTTTCTGAGCCGGGAGGAATTAACTTGGGCCTCGTTATAACAGACGAGATTCTGAAAAATGATCCCAAGCTAGTTGAAATGGGTGTAGAGGCTGGCGATAGATACCTAGAAGATGAAAACAAGATTATCAAAACTGGTAGCGGTAGCAGCTGGCAACAGTTTTGGTACGGTTATCAGGAGGAACCTAACTTAACTCAGAACATCTCTGA